TTAAATTTCATATAAATTTATCAAAAACTCCAAAACTTCTCGATTAGACTTAAAGCCTTTTTCTTTCCTCATTTTTTCAAAAAAGTCTAAAATCTCTCTGCCATTATAGTTTAAATTAAAATATATTTTCCGTTTCTTATCTATTATCTCACCAGGTTTCAAGCCTTCTTTTTTATTAATTTTAGCAACTAACTCAGTTAATATTTTAGCTTTTAGTTTTAGCTTTTCGCATTCGTAAAAACTAATACCTCTCACTTCTTTTTTGTTGATAATAAAGCCTTTGTAAACCATATTTTCTCCTTTTTTATACAATTATACCTCGAAAAATAAAAAAGATAGCCGTTTCCGACTATCTTTCAAATATTTTTATTATTTTCTTTTTATTTCTTTTAATTGTATCACTGCTTTCTTCAAATACTCCGAATCTGTCAAATAAGCCAATCGTCATCAATGCCACGAAATTAGTTCCAATTAGCAACCACAAATCTTCTTTTTTTGATTTTTCTTCTATCGAATCAAAAATTTCTTTGTTGCTTTCATTATTTAGCCGATTTCTTAATAAAGTTAGATTCTGATGACGTTGCCGACTTCTTAGTTTTAACGTTAAAACAGAATTTAAAAATATCAGTGATAACATTACAATTACGAATTTTCTACTTCTGTGATAGACTTTCATCACTTATCACCTTTATCCTTTTTGACAAATCCCATTTTTTCGAGTAGCAATTCCAAGAAACCTGTGCTTATTCCGTACCTCTTTTGATTTACAGTTTCCAACAGTGCCTCTCCAAAAAATCCAAAAACTGGACTTAACGGATATAAAAATCCGGCTGAGAAGTGTCCTATCAACTTATTTAGAGATAACGCAATAGCCATTGTCATTCCAGCCACTGCGATTCTTTTGAAAAATGGCTTAACTGGCTGATTATCAATCATTTTTTGAGCTACAACTCCAAACAGTACTCCGCTAAAAAATAAGATCAAGAAAAGCCCGTGATTGTCAATTATCATTCTTAAATCTTCTATCATTATTTGTGCTCCTACAATATGTTTTTATTCCCTTTTTTCTCAAAATCAAAAATCTCTTGAATGAATTCAGACAGAATCAACTTAGTTTTTAATTCTTTTATACAAGCTAAGATTGTATCTTCTCCAATTTCTTCAATAAAGTTCGGAATAAATTTCCTGTCGATTTCTTTTTCTTTTAAAATATAATCTTCTAATTTGCTCCAAAATCCATTTGCAATAGCATCAAATTTTTCCGCTCCTGTTTTTGCTTTGTTAATAATCTCGTTTTTGTAAATTTTACTCTTTACCATTTCAACCGCTTTATTAATTACCCTCACTTTTATTATTTTATCCATTTTATTACCTCTTTTTTTATAAATTTTAGTGATTTTGATTTTAAGGTACCTAACAAGCGTTTTAAAGTAAATCAACTCATTAGGCAACCTTAATATCGAAAGTATTCTTTTTATGCTCTTATTCGGCTTGTATCGAAGTCGTTTTTAGAGTGATTTTAAATAATTTTCTTTTTTGTCCACTCTATTAAGCCAACCTTTTAAAAAAACTTTTTGCGATGGCTTATTTGCAACTATTGCTTTGTAAAATCTTCTTTGCAAGTCATGATACTTTTCTAAAAATTTATTTTCGTCAACTTTATTTAATGCTTCTAAACTTTTAGCTCCTAAAATTCCATCCACTCTTAAATCAAACCCTAACTCATTCAATGCTGCTTGTGCTTTTTTAGCTCCCCAGTTACCGCTATTTACAATAAAGTCGCAAACCGATAACGCTATCTTGTTCGATTTTAAAGTATCAAGCCCATTTTTGTGATAATATTTTTTGTTATAAATATCTCTCGCTATATCAATCGGCATATCTCTCATATGACCTTTATATCCGTATTTTCTAGCTTCTGATTCTATGATACCGTATTTTGTTTTTCCTCCAGCGTCATACTTATCATTTGAGTATCCGCCTTCGACTTTTAACAAATAATCAAATATTTTTTCAAATCTATCCATCTACATCACTCCTCTTAATTAATTTTGAAAAAAATCACTTACATTAAGCTCTAACATTTGTTCAATATTATATCTACTGATTCCAACAACCGCCATTTGTTCTGCTACATCTGCAATTTCGATTATATCTTGTATCTTTTTAGCTAAATCTTTTAATTCGGCTCTATTCAACTCAATAAATTCAACTAATCCTTTATCGTTTTGTACTTTCACTTTCTCAATCTTATCTTGTTCTAAAGTCCACATTAGTGACATTTTAAGAGATAAGCTGTTTCTATTTCTTTCGTTATTTTCAAATGTGTATTTTTTACCAGCTTTTTCTATTCCAAGCGGCTGATTCAAAAAGTTTGATTTAGCTTCTACTAAGTCTTTCAATGCTTTTTCCCTTAATTCTTTTAATTTTTTATTTAGCAAATTATTGTCAACTTTCCAAGTATTGCTATTCTCGTCCCATACGCTCCACTCGTTTGGTTTTGCGATAGTCACAATTGTTTCGTTAACCTCGTCTAAATAACTTCCATCTGATAAAGTTGTTTTACCAGCTTTTATTTTCTCCACTTCTGTCATTTCTCTAAGTTCTCCAGTTTTTTTATCCAAAATAGGATTTGAAAGTAAAGATGTTGAGAATTTCATACTTTCTTCATTCCAATCAGGAAAAAACAAATTTGGATTTTCCTTAAATTTATCAACTCCAGTCGTAACTGGCTGTGCTATGCACTCCATTGTTGCGATTAAATAAATGTAAATTACTGTCACTTTTATCACTCCATTTCTTTTATTTTGTATGATTTTTATTCTGTGCTAACTTATGAATTTGTTCAGAATTTTAAAAAATATTTATTGATTTTATTGGCTAGCTTTAGGTTTTTAACTGATTCCAATAGTTATCCAGTCGAATCCCATAGACCCAGCGCTACTAGTAAAGATACATTGTGTTTTGCTCCGTCCAGAGTGAGTTGCGACTCCATTTGAACTCCAGTTTGAAATTGTTATCGAGGGGAGTTCCTTATAAGCAAATGGATAAACTAATGTATACTGATTTTTAAGAACAGAAACAGATCCCCACTGTATTAAAATATTTCCTATTTTTAAATGACCGTTTCCACTATTTTTGAACAAATTTTCTAATTTGTCTGAAATCGGCTTATTCGATATTGCTCTGAATTTACCACTGTCGTTGTATGTCAGACTATTGTCTTCTATACACTCGTAGTAAAATTTTGTTACACTGTCATAATAGAATTTACCTTTTGTTTTATTCCCAATGTCCTGTATGTTTCCACCGAATTGCAATCCTAATATTTCAGCTAATCTCGAACTAACTAAATAATTTTCGTCCGCATATTTTTTAGTAATATACGTGATACTCGGATCAATAACAGCTGTTACATTTGCCACTTGATCTACAATAATCGTATCTACATATTCAATCTCTACGACATTGTTAGCCGAAAAAGGCGGCACAAAATCTGGACTAGTTGAAATATTGTAAGCATAAAGTATTTCAACGTTATCATTTCCGTGTGCAAATATTCCTAACTCTTTGATATAAAACCCTGTTGTTACTGATTTATTAGTCAATAAAGCGTTAATTTCACAAGTTCCATTTCTTTTTACATTTATATTCAAAATTGGCAATGTTGTGATTTGATTGACTAATGCCGTCCTTTCTCTTTCAGAAGTTAACGATGTCCCATCTCCTATCGCCATTTTAGTAAATGTTATTGTTTCTCCCGCTAATCCTTTTGCTAATAATTCTCTTCCTTTTTCTGTTAAAATAAATCCGTTAAATTTTGCCATAATTTACCTCCTATCTTATTTCTCTCAGTACTCTTGTTCTGTGTATTGTCCCAAAATTTGTTGTTACAATCTCGTTTGGAATATTTATATCAGTCGAACCCAAATAATACTTCTTTTTATTTTTTTCAATAAAACCATAATAATTTATCTTTTCTTCTTTTCTTAAAAGTCTTATTCCCTCAAGCCAAGAACGAATATTTTTGTATTGTTCTACAACTTCTATTATTTTCTTGTAGCCTTCGTAATCTGATAAATTTCCATCCGTATTTACTTTAAAATATCCCGCATTACCTCCATATTTGAACCACTCTATTATTTCAACATTTCCATTAAATAAGATTTCACATATTTCTTTAATTCCGCCGACAGTCCCTTTATTAAAATGCGAAAAAACAGACCTTTTTATTAGTTTTATTTTTGTCTCTCTTGTTATATTTGAATCAATGTAATCAACATGATATTCCCACATTAAAAAGTCTAGTTCCACATCATTCAGTTCTGATAATTCCAAGAAAAATTTTCTTTTAATCGCATCGTGCTTCTTTTTAATAGCAAAATTTATAGATTCATAAATCCAAAGTGTTGTTTTATCATTCAAAGTTGACTTCGCTGCTATATCTGTCAAGTTCAAATTATCAATAGTTATCATATATTTTCAACTCCTAAATAATTGCTTGTAACACTTGTATTCTCTGCTATTTCATTAAAATCTAAAACTCTAAATGTTGGACTTCTTAATACAACTCTTTTTACTCCAGCTAGTTTTAGCAATTTTATAAGCTCGTCTGGATTAATATCTCTCCCCATTTTATTTTGTTGCCAATTTTTAAAATCTTTTACAGCTTTTTCAACATTATTTTTAATAACATTCACAAGCGTTTCATTAGACTTATCAATGTAGTAGTCAAAATCAATTGTGTATGATGTTTTTATTGCCTGTTTTACTGTTACATTATCCGTTAGAGGTCTTATATTATCAGTATTCAACATTTCTTCAATTCTCTTTTTGAGTTCATTAGTCAGTGTCAAGGAATCAGTTAAAACATAAATATCCACATTTGTTGCGCTCGGACTATACGCTACAACATCAACAATATTTGTACTTGTTGACTTAGCCCAAAATTCATAAGCTCCTTTACTTCCAGCTGTTGTAAAGCTTTCAGGAATTTCTCTGATTCTAGCTCTATAATTGTCGTCTTGCTCTATTTCAGCTCCGTTATTTGATGCCGTAATGTTTTCAACCTTGTCATAATGTGGGAAAATGTCAACCATCGTATTAATTTGTCCAACTGGAATATCATTCCCAACAGTTCCTGATGTGTTACAAGTCGCAATTCCGTCTACATACAAATCGCCTTTTTCTATTTTATATTGTTCATCTGTTGAGAAATACAATTCATTGTATTGAATCCTCGACCCTTTTGGAATTATTATGTCTGTCGCTTGAATATCAGTAATATAAAATCTAAATGTCGCCACGGCTGGTTGTTCTACAAGTCTTTTACCTCTATTTCCGTAAAACTCTCCTTTCAAATCTAACCGCTCATTTCTTGCGAATCTTAAATAATTCTGTTTCATCTCGTCATTGTATTTTTCTTCTCTTAATCCAAAAAGATACGCTACTGTTTCAAAGATAAGCGTTTCTGGACTTGATTCAGTTAATCGCCTTCCACTAAGCTCTTGAAACTTATCAATCATATCTCTTTTAAGTTCCCACGAATCTGCATCTATAATTTCATATTCTTCATTTGATATTTCACTCAATGTTTACCACCTCAATTCCTAATTCAATATCAAAATCATTATTATATGTATCTTTCATAATGATTCTAGTTTGTTTTAAAACAGCTCTTGGCTCATATTCTCGTATAATCTTAGTCAAGTGGCTTGTAATCCTATTCTGCACAACATTAATGTTCTTATCAATCAAATCACTGTCAAATGCAAAATCTCGATTGAGTGGCTGTTCTTCTTTGCAAACTCTTAAAATCATTCCTACATTTGTAACTACTTCTTCTAAAGTGTTTTTTGGATTATAATTTATTTCTTCAGAGCTATTTACTGTTATCATTGTTTACAGCCTCCTTCTGCTCATTCTCGATGTCATCTTGATTTTCTTCAGTGACTTGCTGATTTTTTTGTATTTTTCTTTGCTCAATTAATTGATTATACAACTTAGGATTTTCAATATACTCTTTAAGCGTAATATTCAACTTAACAACATCAAATCCACCCTCTTCTTTGTTAAAATAACTGCTTTCTTCTGATAACTCAGTTATTAAAAAAGGATATTCTCCAAATATTTGACCACCAAAAACTAAGTTTGCGTATTCTCCAAGCTCAAACATTTGTTTGATTGTATCTAGCTCCTCTTTTAAAGTAGTCTGCTGTATTAAAGATGATACCAAAGTCATTGTGAAACTAACTTCTAGTAAATCTCTACCTTGAAATCTTAACATTCCAGGACCGTAAATTGCTTGATGTTCTGATATTTTAGCCTTATATGACCTACTTATTTGATTATTAAGTGATACAATCTGATCTTCTGACGCTTCAAAAATTACATCTCCAAAACTTCCTATCATTGCGGACCTCCACTCATATCTCCACCAGCAGTTACTCCATCATGTTTATGTGTGTTAAGATTAATACTTCCGCCAGTTGTAGTCGTTCCACTCACTTCTAAATCTCCATTAATTACAACTTTACCAATATTTAAAGTCAATGTATTGCCATCATAAGTCCAATTACCCCCGTCAGAAAAGGTCCTTTTTACTTCGCTTTCGCTACTAGAAGCACTACGCATAGGACAACCAAGTACTACTCCTTGCTCAGGCATTTCTGAAAAGAATAAACAATAAACAGTTTGCCCTAGACTGAGTGTATAATTATCGCTGTGACTTTCAGAGTAAGGAACTAATACATTAAGCCAATCTGTTGTCTTATCGTCATCACCTTTTAAAAGCACTCTTACTTTTCCAGTTTTTGAATCTATCGCACTTACTTCTCCAGATTTTAATGTTTCTACCAAATCAATCACCACCTCCCAAAATTTTGCAACAAAAAAATCACAATCAAATTAATGACCGTGATTTTCTTTTTAAATCTTATGCTCCTTCTTTTTCTCTATCCATATTTGCTTTTATTCCTAATGTTTCTAACAAAACGAACAAATAATCTTCCTTTTTATTAAACTACATACCTTGATAAATAACAACTTTATCAAAGATTTTTTCTACTTCTTGTTGTGAAATTCCATATTTCTTAGCTATTTTTTTATTGATTTCTTCTTCAATATTTTCTTCTTCTTGTTTAGTGTAGTTTCCTTTTGATTTTAAAGTTTCATGAAGTGTTTTTGAATAATCAATATAAATATCTTTTTCTTTATCACTCGGAATTTCTTTTTTAGCCCTGTAAGTTTCATCTTTCACAGTTCCGTCAGAATAATAAGTTATCATTCCGTGTGTTTCGCCACCAAGATTAAAGAATTTTTTATCTCCATAAGCACGAATAGACAGAATATCCGCATCTTTTATTTGCTCTTTTCCTGCTTTTCTCATTACTTTTTTTAGATTTTCTTCAGAAATATCATCTTTAACTAATATATCTATTGTATTTTCTTTTTTAGTTAAGTTACTCGTATCTCTTGAATTTTTCAATACTTCATATTTTAAGTCGTCTTGACTAGCCAATTTAACTTGTTTCTTCTCTTTGTCAACTTTCTTTTTAACTTCTTTAACCTTTTCAGCTTTCTTCTTTATCTCTGATTCTTTTGCTTTATTTTTTATATTCTCAGGTGCTGTCACTCCAACTAAGATAAATGCAAATATATTACACAAAAACACAATACAAGTTTTTTTTACTTCTTTAGATAGTTCCTTTTTCTTGATTGCAAAATAAATCAATCTGATTATTTGAAATATTAGAATTAAAAATAATACTAAAAATAATATTACAAAAATTGCCATAAAATTCCTCCTAAAAATAATTTTATTATATTATACCTTATTTTTAAGAAAAATTAAAATTTTCTATACTCTCTCAAAAACAAATATTTTAGTTTCACAGTCATATATTCAATTGCCATTGTCCTACAAAACTTTATTTCTTTTTACCAGTTTTTTTAGTGTTTTTCTTATCTCTTACTTTTCTAGTCGATTTTTTCGCAGTTTTTCCACTCTTAGAACTTGTTTTAACTTTTGATTTCTTAGCACCTTTTTTCTTAGCTTTTTCAGTTTCTTTTTTCTTTTGTTCTTCTTTAGTTTGAGCTATTGCTTTTTTCTCTGCATTTTCTCTCGCTCCAAGTTTCATTGCTGTAATTTCGCAAGTATAATCACCGCTTATCTCGTGTGTTACCTTGTCAATTACATATTTGCCTTCAAACTTTCCCCAACTTTCATCAAGTTCGATTATTGCTCCAGCTAAATATTTAGTACTTCCGTCAACGTTTAAAGTTATCTGATATTCCTGTTTAAGATTATCTTTCAAAGTCTTTTTTGCAACTTTTTTTGGTTCTGTTTTCCCTTTAGTTTTTACCTTTAATGTTTTTTCTTTTTTAGTTCTTTTCTTCTTACTTTCAGCTTTCTTCTGTAATTTTTCTTTTGATTCTTTAATCGTTTTACCTTTTTTCTTACCAGTTGTCTTTTTCTTCATTTCAACCTCTTATTTTTTCTTAGATTTAACCTTTTTGACTGACTTTTTGTTAGTCTTTTTCTGACTCTTCTTATTAGTTTTCTTACTATCTTTAGCTTTAGATTCCTTTTCTTCTGAATCCCCAGTAGTTACTTCATTACGCTTGTCAAGTTCCTCTTTTGTAATGATTTCCTTAACAACTTTTTTCTTATCAGGATCATAGTAGGAAACTTCAACTTTATCGTAAATCTCTTTATTTTTCTTTTTCAAGCTAAAACTTCTAATTCGATAATCTTTGATGTTGAAAACTTCAATGGTATCATTCTTTTCCATTTCTTCGTCATCAAAAATAATTATTTTGTCGTCAGACACTTTCATATTCAAGCCAATCTCTTTTACAACTCGATTAATAAAGGCTAAATCCGTTTCCTGATTCTGGTCTAATCTCTCAAAAAACACATTCTCTGCATAAAGCTCTGCATTCATTTCATGTTTATTAGCAATTTGCATTACCAATTCTTTTAGTGTTACCCTCTCCCAAGCAACACTATTTTTTTGATCTCGAATGTTTTGGTCAAGCGGTAAAGCCAAGCACTTTAAAGTAAGTTTATGGTCTTCAAAAGTCGGCTCGTCCACATAAAAAGTTCCCAAATCCAAAAAATTAGTTTCATTTTCCAGTTCTTCGTGAATCCCAACAAGTAGTTGAGCATTCTCGTCAGGATACCACTCTTTAAGCCATCTATAATCTAAATTTTCTAGTTCTATTTCTAGATCATCTATAGCATTTTTGGAATTGTCCGTGTAGTTAAGAGATGAAATAGAATGTGCTATCTCATCAGAAATATCAACTTTATTAAATATAACTATAACTCTAATACTTCTGGCAAATGCCATTTCTATTCACCTCTCTTCCACGGCGGCAAACTTGTATCATTATCACTTTCTTCGGCAATTTCGGGAATGATAATTGGAACATTTGCGTCAAAGACGGCGATGTCGATTAAAGCTAAATTACTTCTTATAAGATCATGAAAATATCCTTCACTTCCATAAACTCTGTAAGCTATCAAGTCCCAAGTATCACCACTTTGCGTCCTGTAAACTCTAACATTTGCCATTATCCGAACGCCGTCCTTTCTTTTTTATTTTTAGCTTTCGCCAATGCTCTCATTACTGCTTTCTCAATTGCACTTGTATCAGCATTTCCATTTACTGTTATGCTAATATTGATAACATCTCCGCCACTTGAACCTTCATTATTTCTAAGCCCTGACATTCTCTCTTTTAGTCCACTAATTTTATCTCTAAAGCTATTTCTAGTTTCACGATTATTCAAGATTTGAGTACCACGAGGTAAATTTAATAACATTTCGTGTTCTGCTAAAAAGGCTGGTTTACCAGGCATTTGGATTAATTCTGCTCCACGCTCTGCTACTGTTGTAAGTCCTCCGCTCCAATAGTTAGTTCCCGCTGCATTTTTTCCAATTCCTAAAAGTCCTCCAACTGCTCCAAGTCCACTTGAAACCATACTTTTTAAGCTTTCCCATTTACCTTTGAAATAATTTACAACCCCATCAATTGCTCCTTTAAGCGCACTTGCAACAGCATCAAAAGCAGACTTAATAGCGTTCCATACAGCGATTGCAGCTCCTTTAATTCCTTCCCAAGTTGATTTAAAAAATGAACCTACTGCTGTTATTCCACTTTTTAAAGCATTCCATAACGCTAATGCTGTTGATTTAATAGCATTCCATACAGGAATAGCCACACCTTTAATTGCATTCCAAACAAATCGTGCAACTGCAACTAAACCTTTCCATATAGTTTTTATTATCATAATATTTGTCCTGATTACAACGACAATAGCAACAATAACAACTAAAATCACGGCTTTTATCACAGTCCATACAACCTTTACAGCTATTGTCAATACTTTCCAAGCTACTTTTATAATATTAATGTATGTCTTAATATATACAGCTATTATTTTAATCACCACAAGCACAACCGCTTTGATTGCATTCCAAACAGCAACCACAACAGGTTTCAAAACTTTCCATACAGCTTTTAAAACAGCAATGTATGTTTTTACATAAATAGCAATTCCTTTCATTACAACACTTACTACTACCTTGATTCCATTCCATACTTCCATAACTGTTGGCTTAATTATTTTCCAAACTAGTTTAATAAAATCAACACCTTGTTTAACAATATTTTTTATTCCTGTTATCACATTCATTACTGTTGGCTTTATCCCTTGCCAGACTTGTTTTATAAAGTTAGCTACTGCTTTAAATATTGCATTCACACCGTTTCTAAACCAAGCACATTTATTATATAAAACTACAACAATTGCTATAACAGCCACTATTGCAACAATTATTAAAATAACAGGATTTGCCATAAAAGCTGCTTTAATTGCCAATCCTACTTTTTTGAACATTGATCCAACTTTGCTTATTGTTGGAAATGCTGTTTTAAATCCTTCTGTAAAACTTCCAGCAGCCTTGAATTTATCAAATGTCAACATTCCTTTTGATATTCCGCTAAAAACTGGTGCGAATCCTTTTGCCAAGCCACCAAGCCCTATTTTAAATGCTGCAAATCCAGCTACAGCTTTTAGAATATTTGCAGTCAGTTGTGGATGTTTTTGTATTAATTGAGAAAATTTAGTAATAAGTGGACCAATAGAATTTGCAACTTGAACTAAACTCGGTCCTAATGCCGAACCTAAATCTACTCCCATATTAACAATTCTATTTTTCAAAGTATCGAAAGAATTCCCCATTGTTTTCAATCTTTGATTATATTCTGCATCAACACTCCCTGATGTTTTCATCTTGTCATGAGCATTTTTTATATTCGTTCCAACTTCGTCAATATGTTTTGCCAATTCTGATGCCGATTGAATAGATTCTTTACCAAAAAGATTTTTAAGTGTTGCTGCCTGTACATCTTTCGGAAGTTTCTTTATTCTTTGGAAAACATCAATTAACGTACCTTCTCCGTCTTTCGTCATTCTTTTAGCTACATCTTCTGCATCTAATCCTAACGATTTAAAAGCTGATGATTGTTTTTTAGTTGCCGATGCTCCAGCCATTAATCCTAATGAGATATTTTTCAATCCAGTTGCTGCAACTTCCGAAGGTACTCCAACTGATACTAAACTTGCTCCTAGTGCTGCAACTCCTTCTTTGGAAATACCAGCCATTCCACCTAACCCAGCAACTCTGCTTGAAATATCAGCAATTTCTGGAGCTGTTGCTGCTACATTGTTTGCCAAATAGTTGATTACGTTAGCATATTCCATTACTCCATTTTGATCTAAGTTAAGTTGTGCTCTAGTTTTTGCTAAAAAGTTCCCTGCTGCTTCAGTATTCATGTCAAATGCAACTTTAATTTTAGCAGCGTCTTTGGTATATCTTTCTAATTCGTCTGTTTTTATTCCAGCTTGAGCTCCCGCTCCCGCAATTTGAAACAATTCTACTTGAGACAATGGACTGTTTTCACTAAAATTCCTCATTGCTTTGTAAAATCCTGTTTCCATTTCTTTTGAACTAAAATCAGCAACTTTTTTTAAGTCTGCTTGAGCATTTTCTAAATCAACTGCTAATTTAACAGGAACAGCCAAAGCTCCAGCCATTCCCACACCTTGCATTATTTGCTTATCCCCAAAGTCTTTCATTTTACCGACAGTTTCTTGCCTAGCGTCATATCTTTTTTGAGCTTCTTTCAGTTTATTCATTTTTTCAATTTCTTTTTCAACTTCCTGAACCTTGTTTCTGTAGTTAGATAAACTAGCGCCTTCCGCTTCTATCTTACTTCTAGCAGCTTCAAATGCATGTTGCTGCCGTTCTTTTTGCTTATTCAATTTTCCAACATTTTTTTCAGCCTGTTCTATTTCCTTAGCTAACTGTTTATTACTACTCCCAGTTCTTTCATATTCAGCTTTCAATTTTTGTAAATGTTCAGAAGCTTTTTTATACTCTGAATTAATTTTATTTAATCCATCACGAGCTTTGTCCATGTTTTGAAACGCTTTTTGTGCTTTTTCCATGCTTTTGATTTCTTTTTCAAATTCTTTGACAGATTTCGTCGTATTTTTTAAAGCATTTGCAACTTGACTCATTCCACTAATAGCACTAGCTACTGCTGCACCCAGAACTATGTTCAACTCTAAATTTTTTGCCACAATTTACCTCCTTCCTCCCTTTTATTCGCTTTCTTCTTGCCTTGCCTTTTCTTCCTCAATCAACTTATTAGCCCTTGCTATCCAGTAATCCAGCTCATCAAACGTGCATTTCATAAGTGTTTCATAACTAATATTCATTTTAAAATAGTTAAGTCCGCTCAATAAATCTGTAATCAAGTCTAAAAAGTCATCTGTTATGCTCCCACCGTTGGAGTTTTCTCGTCCTTGTCTTCGTCCGTTCCCCAACCTTTTACTAAAAAATTCTTAGTTTGATTTACCACTTTTAAAAAGTCTTCAGCGCCTAATGTCATTAAATGCCCATATTTAATACCTGATGCCCTTTCAGCTACAGTCAAAGCCCAAGCGTCATCAAAATCTTTAAAGTTTTCAGCATTAGATTTCATTCTTGATTTATAATTTTTTCCACATTCTAGTAAATCTGCCCCTGTCAAATTATCAAGTTTCAAATCTATTTCTTTGTATTTTTTACTTCCTAAATCATATTCTTTCGTTAATTTTATAATCATTCTATTCCTCCTAAATATGTCCTAATAATTGTCTTATGATATTATTCAAACTTCCGTTTACATTCGAAATTCCGTTCAATACATCAATTTCAATGATCGTTTTACCATTTATCATTAATTTGTAATAAGTTATACTCAAGTCAAACGAACCTTCAAATTTCTTACCGTTTTCAACCTTAGGACCATCAAATTTTGTAATGAATCCTTTCAATGTTGCATCTGCACCAGTTATCTTTGGCGAGTGCGACATTCTATCTAATTCTTGTAAAGCTCCTAAACATTCTAGTGTGATTGAGTCATTATTATTAAAATTTAATAATGTATCATTCATACTATCCATTTTTACCTTAGCTGACATTTTTTTATAATGTCCAATTAACGGAGCTTCAAATTCTGCAGCCATACCAAACTGTTCAGTCGTTATTGTCGCCGATTCCACGTTTGGAAGTTCTACTACTCCAACTCCTTCTAACGCATTCGAACCATTGACATAAAGGTCAGCGTCAACGATTCCCAAAGGTAGTTTCTTTTTAGCCATTCTTTATCCTCCTATTTTCCTAAACTATTTGCAAACTCAGTTAATGCATCTGCGTCATATTTTTTCTTAAATGTTGCTGATTTCATACCAGGAATTACTCCCAATTTAATAACCCAAGTTATATCCCCGTTAATAACATTAATTGTGTCATTATCTTCAGCCGATAAAGCGGCACTTGCACTTAACAAATCATTTCTAGCTACAATAGCATTTAATCTAATATTCATTGATTTTGTTACTGTTTCGGCTAATTTTTTAGAGAATTTCTTGTCCACTTTATCAAAATAGCTTATAACCAGCTCGTTCCCTATATACTTAAACATTCTACGAGTGTATATGAATTTGTCTTTCGGATCTGTTGCCATTGGATTAAGTGCTGTTTCAGATCCCCAGCAACGCCAACCTTTAAAATTAATAGCAGTTACCACTCCGTTTTTATTCAGTAAATTAGCTTGTTGCTCTTTATCTAAGATTATTTCTTCAAGATTTCCACTCGAATTTTCCCAATATAAACTGTCGCATTTATATGAATAATTAGACGGAGTTTGTGACGGCACTCCACCATTTTCATTATCTACTGATAACGACAAAGCAGCATACTGAATAGACTGAATATATTTTTTACCAGCCAATCCCAATGTTCCATACAACACAATTTGGTCATTTCCGTTAATGTTATTATCATCTTTCCATTTTGGAATTTGGTCATAAGGCTTGTCAATCGGCGCATTAATCAACGCAACTGCTTCAAACATATTCCCATTTATGTTTTTAGCTTTTGTTTGCATAATTGCAGCAACTTCGCTATCACTCGAAAAATCAGGAATATCAATGAAAGCTGGTAATTCTGAATATTTCAAGTAAACCTCATCTAATAGTTCTAATCCTGTTCTTTTCATTGTTGAAATATCATATCCGCCTAAAGCCTGTGCTTTCGTTACTTTTGACAAGTCAATTTCTTCATATTCAATATCAATTTTAGTTCCATTTGACGGTTTAGCATATATTTCAAGCCCTTCATCTGTCCACATCGTTACAGCGTCTGAAATAACTTGTGATGTCGCATTTTCTTTGACTACTAATGTGTCTGTTATCAATTTGTGATTTGGAATAACAACTTTACCATTTGTTAAGCTCAAATCATTTTGAGTCTTTTTAGCTGTTTTATGTTTTTCAAGATCTAAGATATTCACAACATAAAGCGGCGCTACTTTATATAGTTCAAAAAACACTTTTATAGCTTGTGAAATTGAAAAATCTAAGTCGTAAGTGTCCCCAAAATACTGAATAGCTTCTTTATAAGTTCCTAATCTTACAATCTCATTCACTCTTCTGTTTTCTCTTTTTACTTTGTTCATCGGTGCAGTCCCTACAATAAAATGCCCATAATCAAGCACTATTGGTAGTGATATATCACTCGATGTCTCAGTTTGATAAGTTCCGTGTTTATAACCCATTATTCAGCCTCCTCCCTTATTTGGTCTTTAATTTGCTGTGTTACCGTTTCAAGCAATTTTTCGTTTTGTAATGCTTCACTAGCTTGATTAACATCCACTAAAGTTCTTTTCAAAAGCGGATATTTCTCAAATTTTTCTTCAATCACTTCATTGCTGTAATAAATAACACCTTTAGTAAATCTAATATCTTTAAATTCAAGCGTATCTCCTAAATAAATATATTGCTTTTTATCTTCCATTATTCCTCCTTCAAAATTCCAGGCTCAACAGGATAATCCCAAACTGTAAATGTAATTCTCGAAAATATAAAATCTCCGAACTCGTCACTATATAAATCACACTTAAATTCTTTATCTTCCCGTATTGCCCATCCTCTTTCATCATAAACTTTAGTTAAAAGTTTACTTCTAATTTCTTCACCTCTGTAAAGATTATCAATATAATCTTCATTTTTAGTACCAACTATTATTTCAAAAGTAGCGTCACAATCATAACTATCCATTCCTTCTGCAACTTGCCTAGAACTCAAAGCCCTCAATGTCACGCAAGGGAAAAACGGCTTTTTCTGTCCTGTATTTTTGTCAATTTCACCGTATCTCCTAACTGGCAACGCTCCTCGAAATATCTGATAATCAGTATCTTTAAATTCTTCGCACAAAAAGTCATACAAACTTTTTTCAATCACTTTAATACCCATAAATTACATTGACAAGAGCCTATTCAACTCATGTTCAAACCTTTCATTTAATTTTTGAGACATAAATTCGTCAAGATCCGGTAACCACGTTGTAGGTCCTAACATTTGCGGAGCAGACGGTCCATATTTTCTTTTGATTGGCAATCGCCCACTTCCTTCTCTTTCAAATGCCCCTAAATGACCGTCTTTATATGCTATAAATGTTTTATCATTAAGCATTATTCCGTTACCATTTTTTACTGTAGCCGTTACCGATGTTCTGCCTGTTCTTGCGCTCGGATTCAGTTGGAAATGGTCTAATCCCAAATAACCTCCATTAGAGTTGATTTCAGCCATCAGCTTACCAGGATTAGCCCTTTTCATAGTCAATCCGCTTAATAAATCCCCATATTTAACCGTATAGGTCTTAGTTGCATTTCTAACCATACGAGTTTTACTCATAGTTGAAACTCTATTCAAAGCGCTTGCCAAAGCCCTTGGAGCTTGTTGTGGAAACTCAACAAATTTATTCTCTATGTCGCTTAGTACACTTTCATCAAATTGAATTGTAAACATCTAAATCAACTCCTAATAATCAGTGTATCTGTACAAATCAAGTTCATACATACCAAAGTTCTCTTTACAGTTTGCAACTATCCATTCTTTATTGTCAAAATCTAACCTCATATTACCTTCAGGCTTATACTTCAAATATTTTTTGTCAATAAACACCGTTATCCCTTCCTTGTAAAATCCACTTTCTATTGTTAATTTTCCACTAATTTCCTTTTCTTGAAAACTGTCCTCATCTGTCACACAAATAACATCAATACCATTTAAATTATGCATTTCCCCAAACTCTTCTGAATTTAAAAATGTATTTTGTATATCATTTTCTAAAATATCTTTAAAATTCATGTTTTTTACCTATTTTTTCTTGTTTTTTGTATCTTTTTTGTCTGTTTCTTCAGTGCTTTCTGTTTCAACTGATTCTTCAGACTTTTCAGTTTTACCGTTTATTTCAGCAATAAGTCCTCTTTCAAGACAGCTTTTTATTACTGATTTTTCTTGTATATCTACTTCACCATCTACTTCATAACTAATTCCACCATAAATCATAGGCTTTAATGTTCTAAATTTCATCATTACCTCCTATTTAACTTTCAATATTTTTATAGCTTCAATATCATAAACCACAGGAAGTGGTCTTGATTCTGTTCTGATTTCTACAGTATTTGATTTTGAATCTTCATCTGTAAATACTGAACGCTCTGCTACAATAATTCCTTGTTTTACATCTGCTGCTGGTCCATA